GGTATTCATTCTTTAGAATTACTAGCTGCTTCATTACATGGAATGCTTACGTCATCTGCAAACAGATGGTTTTCATTAAGATTTAAAGAAGCGGTTTTGAATGAAGATGATGAAGCTAGAGAATGGTTAGAAGATTGTATTGATAAAATGTATCTTGCTTTTGCTAGATCTAACTTTCAACAAGAGATACACGAAAACTATCACGATCTTATAGCGTTCGGTACATCATGCTTAATGATCGAAGAAGATGAAGAAGATATAGTTCGTTTCTCTGCTAGACACATCAAAGAAATTTATGTTGAAGAAAATAAAAAAGGTCTAGTCGATAATGTTTATAGAAAATTTAAAATTACTGCTAGTCAAGCTGTTGAAAAGTTTGGAGCAGAAAATTTATCAAAAGAAATAAATACTACTTATAAAACTCATCCTTACGATGATGTAGAGATCTGTCATATTGTTAGACCAAGAGCTATTTATGATAGTTCTAAAAAAGATAAAAAGAATATGAAGTTTCAAAGTATTTACTTTGAGCATGGAACAGATCACATAATTTCAGTAGGTGGATTTAATGAAAATCCTTACGTTGTCTCAAGATACTTAAAATCATCAACAGAGATTTATGGAAGATCTCCAGCAATGAATGCTTTACCTGATGTAAAAGTTTTAAATAAAATGGTTGAGCATGGATTGAAAGCTACTGCAAAACAAATTGATCCACCGCTTCTTATTCCAGATGATAGTATGTTGTCTCCAATTAGAATGTCTCCTGGTAGTTTAAATTATTATAGATCAGGATCTAGAGATAGAATTGAACCTTTAAACATTGGTCAAAATACTTCAGTTACTTTAAATGCTGAAAATCAAAGAAGAGAAGCTATTGCTAGAATGTTTCATGTAGATCAGTTGCAAGTTCAACAAAATAGAACAATGACTGCAACAGAAGTTCTACAAAGAAATGAAGAGAAGATGAGGATCTTAGGTCCTGTAATGGGAAGAATACAAAGTGAATTATTAGAGCCAATGATCACTAGAGTTTTCTCTATCATGCTTAGAAATAAATTATTTAGAGAAGCACCAGAAATTTTAGCTAATCAAGAAATAGATATTGAATATGTATCTCCAATGGCTATTGCACAAAAAGGTCAAGAGCTGCAAAACATTATGAGAGGATTAGAAATCTTTGGATCTATTTCACAAATGGCACCAGTTCAAGATTACTTAGATGAGAACGGTTTAATTAAACAAATAGTTCAAACTTTAGCTTTACCAGCAAGAATGATTAAGAGTGACAAAGAAGTACAAGCAATAAGGATGGAACGACAAGAAGCTCAACAACAACAAATGCAAATGCAACAACAATTAGCTGAAAGTGAAATGGCTAAGAATGCTGCACCGTTAGCTAAAGAAGTTCTAAATGGATCAGAATAAAAAATTACTAGAATTAAAAAACGATTACAGAATTACTTTTAATTCCGAACAAGGACAAAGAGTTTTGAATGACCTCGAAAAAAGATGTCATGAGTTTGTGACTACGTTCTCAAAAGAGAACAGCCACGAAACTGCTTTTCTAGAAGGTCAAAGATCAACTTTGATATTTATAAAAGCGATGATTAAACCTCATAAGGAGTAACTTAATGGACAATCAGACAACTGAGCAATCAGCTCAATCTGATCCGATAGTTGAAACTACAACGGATCAATCGCAATCTTCAGTATTATCTGGAGAACAAACAACACAAAATAATTTTCAGGATTTAATTCCTGAAGAGTACAGAGGAGAAAAGTCTTTATCTAATTTTAAAGACATGAACGACTTTGTAAAATCATATCTTTCAGCGCAGAAGATAGTAGGTGCAGATAAAATTCCAGTACCTAATAAATTTGCAACTGAAGAAGATTGGAAAGCAGTTTTTAATAAACTTGGCGCTCCTGAAAAACCTGAAGATTATAAATATAATTTTAAGGAAGGAGAAGTTGATCAAGAGTTATTATCTACTTTTAATCAACAAGCTCATAAACTTGGATTACTTCCTCAACAAGCCGAAAGCTTAATTAAATTTTATAATGATTTAAATGAAGGTAGTTCTGTCCAGGCGGAAGAAAAAGCAGCTCAAACAAGATTACATACTGAGAATGAACTTAAAAAAGAGTTTGGTCCTCAATATGTAAAAAGATTAGATCAAGCTAAAAGACTTGCATCCTCAACATTAGGTAATGATTTTTTAGAAAATACTTTACTAGCTGATGGATCAAGACTTGGAGATAATCTTAATGTAGTTAAAGCTTTTTCAGAACTTGCAGAGAAATTATCTGAAGATGAAGTAGTTAAAGGAGATAGCTCTTCTTATATGACAGCTAATGAAATTGAAAAAGAAATTACTTCATTAACTGAAGAAGGTTCTCCATATTGGATAAAAACACATCCAAATCATCAAAAGGCTGTTCAAGAAGTTCTTAAATTAAGAGAGTTATTAAATGGCTAATGAAAAGTTTGAACCAGGAGAAATAATTACAGAAACAGAAGTTAGACTAGAATGCTTAAGACTAGCTACTGAATTTGGACCTGAGAACGATAGGAGAGATCCTTTACCGATTGCAGAAAATTATTTCAAATGGGTTATGCAAAATTCCAAGCGACAATCTGAAAAGACCGCTTCGAAAAAAGACAAAGTGAAGTCTTAAAATTTACAGAAGAGACCTCCAATCCTGGAGACAATCAAATCGATTAAATTAACCAATACAACTAAGGAGATTTGAATTATGTCAAATCAAATTACTACAGCTTTTGTACAGCAGTATTCAAACAATGTACAAATGCTATCACAACAAAAAGGCTCTCTATTGAGATCTGCTGTTGATGTAGAAACAGTTGTGGGTAAAAATAGTTTCTTCGATCAAGTCGGAGTTGCTTCTGCGGTTAAGAGATTAACTCGACATGCAGATACCCCGCAAATGGATAAAATAATTGTTCATTAAAAATTCGGTGGATTGCTGGGAAATCCTATTAGGACAATCAGCAGCCTAGCTAAATAATTTAAAAGGTATTTAGAAGGTTCAGAGACTAGAGATTGACGATAAGAATAATATCTCCAAGAGTGCCGAACACTATTTATTAGTGAAGATATAGTCCGAGCTGCATAGCAATATGCAGAAGTAAAATAATTAAAAAATTTACAAAGAACATAACTGACACCACATGCAAGACGTAGAGTAAGTCTTTCGGATTATGAATATTCTGATTTAATTGATAATCAAGATAAGATCAGAACTTTAATTGATCCAACTTCAGCTTACGCTACTGCTGCTGCTTACGCATTAGGTAGAGCGCAAGATGATGAAATCATAGCTGCATTATCTGGAACAGCTTACACAGGAGAGACTGGCTCAACAGCTACTGCTCTTCCGTCAGCTCAAAAGATAACTGAAGCTAGTACAGGTGGATTAACTATTGCTAAACTAAGAACTGCAAAAGAAATCTTAGATAGTGCATCAGTAGATCCAAGTATTCCTAGATACATAGCCGTTGGACCTCGACAGATCACAGATCTTTTAGGTACAACTGAAGTTACATCTAGTGATTTCAACTCAGTAAAAGCTTTAGCGAATGGAGAAGTTAATTCATTCTTAGGCTTCAACTTTATCGTGTCTAACAGACTTGACATCTCATCATCTAAAAGACTTTGCCTAGTGTGGGCGATGGATGGATGTAAGATGGCTATCGGTCAAGACTTAATGACTAGAATTGATGAGAGAGCTGACAAAGGTTACGCTCATCAAGTTTATGTTTGCCAGTCTATCGGTGCAACAAGAATGGAAGAAGAAAAAGTTGTAACAATCGAAGCGCACGAAGCGTAATTTTAGGAGGTATATATTATGGCAAATTCGATACAATATGCGAAAACTGTTAGTGTTCCTTCTGAAAAGATCAAAACTAACGAACTATCTGGTAGAGTAAGAGCTGCATTTGCTGAATACGAAGCATCTGCAGAACAAGACACTATCAATATGTTTACAATACCAAATGGTGCAAGATTACTATCTGGTACAGTTAGCTATGATGCGTTAGGTGCAAGTACAACTATCTCAGTAGGTTACGCTGCTCATACAAAAGCAGACGGAACTGCTCAAGCTGTTGATGTAGATGAGTATAAAGCTGCGGCTTCATCTGCTACAGCTGGTAGTGTTGCTTGTCTTGACACAATCGCTTTAGGAAAAAACTCAGTCGTAGATGCAAACAAAGATGGACTTCCAGTAACTGTAACATTAGCTGGTGCTAATGGAACTGGTACTATCCAACTTCAAATGTTCTACGTTGTAGACTAATAACTAATTTTGTTTGGCGGATGAAATACTCCGCCAGGCAATAGTAAAATGCCAAGAGCAATCTCAAGAAATAAGAGAAATTACAGACCTACTAAAAAAGGTGCTGGAATGACACAAGCTGGAGTGAATGCTTACAGAAGAGCTAATCCAGGTTCAAAATTAAAAACCGCAGTAACTGGTAAAGTTAAAAAAGGATCAGCTGCTGCTAAACGAAGAAAATCATACTGCGCAAGATCTTTAGGACAACTGAAGAGATCTTCTGCAAAAACTAGAAATAATCCAAACTCAAGGATCAGACAAGCAAGACGAAGATGGAAATGTTAAAGTGAAGTACATTGTTATTTTATATTTGTGTTCATTCAACGGACCACAACCAGAATGCTTGTTAGGACAAATACAAAAACCAGAATTTAAAAATTACAACGAATGTATCTTAGAAGGATATAGCTTATCTAGAAAAGCTTTATCAAGAATAGATGCAGAAGAAGTAAACCAATTAAAATTAGCAATAAGATTTCATTGTAAAGAAATCATAGTGGAGAAAACATAATGGCATCAGTAGTAGATATTTGTAATTCAGCTTTAAACTTATTAGGTGCATCAACTATTTCAGCATTAACTGATGATAGTAAGAATGCGAGACTTTGTAATCAAAGGTATGAACCAGTAAGAGATAGAGTATTTAGATCTCATGCTTGGAACTGTTTACATAAAAGAGTTCAACTTGCACAAAATAGTACAGCTCCAGTTGTAGAATATTCTAATGCTTATGCTTTACCAGCAGACTGCTTAAGAGTTTTAAAAATTCATAACGGAGCAACAGACAGTATTGTTTCAGAATTAGATTATAAATTAGAAGGTAGAAATATTGTTACTAATGAAGGAACTGTTTATTTAATTTATATTGCAAAAATAACTGATCCAAATGAATATGATACTTATCTACAAGAAAGTATCTCTCATCAACTTGCAGCAGATATAGCTTATGCAATTACAAATAATGCAACACTTGCAAATAACTACATGGCAAGAGCTGATGAAAGATTAAGAGAAGCAAGATTTATTGATGCAACAGAAAACAGTTTAGGAACAATAGAGAGTAACGAATTTACTGATGCGAGGTTATAGTGCCAAGAACTACATTAGCCTTAACATCTTTTGTTTCAGGAGAGTTTGGTAACAAGCTTACTGGTAGAACTGATTTTGATAAATATCAATCCGCAGCTAAAACAATGGAGAACTTTTTAGTTCATCCTCAAGGAGCTGCTACGAGAAGAGTAGGAACTCAATACATAGCTTCTGTTAAAACTGCTTCTGCTAAAACTAGATTAATTCCTTTTGAGTTCTCAACTACTCAAACTTATATTTTAGAATTTGGAAATAATTATATTAGATTTTTTAAAGACAAAGGACAGATCTTATCAGGTGGATCTCCTTATGAAATTTCAACACCGTATTTAACAGCAGAACTATTTGATATTAAATTCGCTCAATCTGCTGACGTAATGTACATCGTGCATCCAAATCATGAGACTATGAAACTTAGTCGTACTGGACATACTTCTTGGTCCTTAGATGAAATAGAATTTACAGATGGTCCTTATTTAGCGCCAAATACAACATCAACAACAATGACACCAGGAGCTACTACTGGAACAGGTATTTCATTAACAGCTTCTGCTAATACTTTTGTTTCAACAGATGTTGGAAGATTAATTAATTTTTCAAATGGTTATGCAAAGATTACTGCATTTAGTTCTGCAACAAGTGTAACTATAGATATTAAAGATGACTTTGATAACACAACAGCAACTGCTGATTGGAAGTTAGGAGCCTTTTCAGATACCACAGGTCATCCAAGCTGTGTTTCATTTTATGAACAAAGATTAGTATTTGCTGGAACTACATCAGAACCACAAACAATATTTTTTTCAAAAGCTGGAGATTATGAAAACATGACAGCTGGAACTAATGCAGATGATGCAATGGTTTATACAATAGCTGCTAATCAAGTTAATGTAATTAGATATTTAAAAGCACAAAGAACTTTAGTCATTGGAACAACTGCAGCTGAATATACAGTTTCAGCAGATGGAACTGATGCAAGTATTACTCCAACTAATATTACTATTAAAAGACAAAGTTCTTATGGATCAGCAAATGTTGATGCAGTAGCAGCTGGAAATGCAATTTTATTTTTACAAAAAGCAAAAAGAAAAATTAGAGAACTAGCTTATAATTTTGATTCAGATTCTTATGTGGCACCTGACCTTACCATACTAAATGATATTGTTACTGAAAGTGGTATTGTTCAAATGGAATGGCAACAAGAACCAGATAATATTTTATGGTGTGTTAGAGAAGATGGTCAGTTAGCAGCTTTAACTTATCAAAGATCAGAAGCTGTAGTTAGTTGGCATAGACATATCTTAGGTGGATCATTTGATGGTGGTAATGCAGTTGTTGAAAGTATTGCAAGTATTTCTGGAGATTTAAACGAAGATGAGCTTTGGGTAATTGTTAAAAGAACAGTTAATGGTGCAACAGTAAGATACATTGAATGTTTTTCTGATTTTGATTTTGATGAAACAGAAGCAACAGATTTTAAATTTTTAGATAGTCATTTAACTTATTCAGGTTCTGCTACCACATCATTAAGTGGATTAGATCATCTTGAAGGACAAACAGTTTCAATATTGGCTGATGGATCTGTTCATGCAAATAAAGTTGTAAGTTCAGGAAGTGTTAGCCTGGACAGAGAAGTAACTAAAGCATGTGTAGGTTTAGCTTACGATAGTGTTTTACAGACAATGAGAATTGAAGGTGGAGCTGCTGAAGGAACTTCTCAAGGTAAAACAAAAAGAATTTCAAAAGTTGTTTTAAGATTATTTGAAACAGTAGGTGTTAAAGTTGGACCAAGTTTATCAAACTTAGAAGTGGTACCTTTTAGAACTACATCCAGTAATTTATCAGCACCAGTAGATACTCTTATTGAAGGAGATAAAGAGATAGAATTTGACGATGATTACAATAGTGACGGATATATATTCATAAAACAAGATCAACCGCTACCAGCTAGTATTCTTGCGATATATCCAACGCTTGTTACAAACGATGGCTAATTTTACTATTGTTCCATACGAAGTGGAGCATGGAGATCAAATCATTGAGTTTGGCATGAATAGTAAGCTCATGGAGATAGACGCTAGTTATACAAATAATAGACTAGATATGGCTATTCCAGGTTTATCATTTACTTTATTTTTAGATCAAACTCCGATTGTTTCAGGTGGCATAGTACCAATGTGGGAAGGAGTTGCTGAAGGTTGGGTGTTATCTTCAAAACATATTTATAATTACAAAATTAAAGCTGCATCGCTAATCAAAAAAAGACTGGATTATCTATGCACAAATAACAAGATCATAAGATTACAAACTGCAGTCAAAGAAGAGTTCTTAACAGGAGTTAGGTTCGCTGAATGGCTAGGTTTACAAAAAGAAGGTCTGATGAAGTATTACGGACTAGATCAAACTAATTATTGGAGAATGGCAAAATACTATGAGCGCATTAGGTAACATAGCTGCAGCACAATCTGCAAAAAGAATATCTGCATACAACGCAAAAGTAACAAGAATGGAGCGTGACTTCATTAATGCAAAAGCAGAAGTTAATAAAAAATTTTATAATAAAGTTACAAAACCGTTACTGTTAAGAGAACAAGCCAAAGGTAGAGCTAATCTATTTGTAAGTAGTTTAAGAACTGGTGCGGAAGTTAGACCAGGTACAACTCCTTATGATGTCATGTTAGAGAATAATGTTAATCAAGCATTCAATGTTGTGATTGCAGATTACAATTCAACAATGGATTACACAGATCAACTTAATCAATCATTAATGTTAGAAGCAAAAGCTCAAGGTCAAGAGTATGCTGGAAGAATGACAGCAAGAGCGCAGAAGTTTGCAGCTGTTGGATCTTTATTATCAGACGCTAACAAATTCGATTTAATATA